CTTGAGAAATATGAATTATGGTATGTCTATTCATTATGATGTAGAATATGAAGTTACTTATCGCCTCGATGAAGGAGAAACACCACATGTTTTTTATGGCGGAGGAGAAATTAGCATCGGCGGTGCAGATGACAGTGATGATGAGGAGGTGGGCGTCAGCGAGGGTGGAGCCCCCACAAAGGGAAGAAAAAGAAAAGTTGTTCTCCCCGAAGATTTAACGCCGAATGTAGCCGCGCAAATTTTGGCCGAAACAAAAAAAACGCTTGAGACTAGCGGCGTGGCTGCGGCGCCGAGAGAACAAAAAAGCGAAGTTATGACACTCTCGCGCGTTTTTCTAGGAAAATTCCCGGTAATGTTACAAAGTGATTTTTGTGTTCTCTCTGGATTGACGCGCGAAAATAGATTCTATATGGGCGAGTGCAGAAATGATTATGGTGGTTATTTTATTATTGATGGCAAAGAAAAAGTCATCATTCCGCAGGAGAAATTCGGCAATAATATGATGTATGTAGAACACACGAATGACGAAAAATATCTATATTTGGCAAAAATCCGGTCTGTTTCCGAAAATGCGTCAAAACCGGTGCGCACACTAAAAATCGGCGTTGTTTCACCAAGCGCGCGCTTCACAAATAAACAAATTGTTGTTGAAGTCCCCAATGTTCGAAAACCTGTTCCTCTATTTATATTATTCCGCGCATTGGGTGTTATAAGCGACCGCGAAATCATAGAACACTGCATGGATATAAAGAAAAATGAATCTATGTTGGATTTATTTATTCCTTCGGTTCACGATTCTGCCGCAGTTATGACACAAGAAAGCGCGCTCGAATATTTGCGGACTTTTGTTAAGGGTCAAAATCTACAGACGGTTCTTCATGTTTTGGCCGACTACTTTTTGCCGCATGTGGGCGAACTCAATTTTAAAGAGAAGGCGCTGCATTTGGGACACATGGTTCTCCAATTAATGCTCGTATATTCGGGCGCAGCTGCGCCGACCGACCGCGACAATTTCAAATTCAAACGCGTAGATACTACGGGCGATTTGCTATATGAACTTTTTAATGAGTATTACACGATACAACAAAAATATATTGCTCTTCAGTTTGAGAAAAAGGTGTATTTCGCACAGGCGCAATATGAAGACAATTTGACCGCGCTCATACAACAAAACTATCAAAATATATTTAAAGAGCGTATAGTAGAAACCGGTTTCCGTAAAGCATATAAGGGAAATTGGGGAGCCACTGCGCATACAAAGCGCCTCGGTATTGTGCAGGATCTAAATCGCTTATCGTACTTTTCGGCGCTCAATCATATGCGCAAGATTACGTTGCCGCTCGATACTACTTCGAAAGTTGTCGGTCCGCGTTTGCTCAATAGTACGCAATGGGGATTAATAGACCCTATAGATACTCCGGATGGAGGAAACATCGGCCTCCATAAACATCTTACTATTGGTACTTGTATTAGTCGACACATTCCCCGCGAGAAAATGGTGGAGTGGCTGGTGCGGAATTGCAAAATAGAACTTTTGGAGAATGTGTCGGTGGCGGCGGCCACCTCCGCGACGAAAATATTTGTGAATGGTTATTGGGTGGGTATAGTAGAGAACCCAGAAGAAATTGTTCTCAAAATCCGGCTTTTCCGCCGGAATGGATTAATTCCACTTTATATAAGCGCGACGTTCGAAATAAAAACAAACACTGTTTTTGTTATGTGTGATTCTGGGCGCTTGTGTCGTCCGATTTTCTATCGCGATGAGATTCACGGCAAAATGTCGTATGAGAGTTCTCCGCGCGTGATCGAGCGCATAGAAATGGGCGGATATACATGGGATGAATTGACTATGGGATTTAATACTGCGACCGCTCACGGCGCACCGCAGCGGCGCGGAGACGCGTTCTATGATTACGCGGACATTTTTGGATTGCCAGCGGGGGGCGCGGCCGCCGCCGCCGCAGACACATACGACGAAAAATTCTACATGGAGAAAGCGGTAATTGAATATATAGATACTAGCGAAGAAGAGAACACATATATTTCTTTATCGCAAGAACAGCTCACCGCGCGACATACACATCTAGAAATACACAAATCACTTATTTTTGGGCTCATGTGTAATATGATTGTTTTTCCGGAGAACAACCCCGCGACGCGCAATTCCTTCTCTTGTGGTCAGAGTAAACAAGCATGTTCTCTTTATAGCACAAACTACCAAATAAGAATGGACAAGATGGGCGTGCTTCTTAACTATGGTCAAGTTCCTCTTGTAAAAACGCGGTATTTGGATTTGATTAATCGTGAAGAGAATGTTTATGGAGAGAACGCTATAGTGGCTATTATGTGTTATACGGGTTATAATGTGGAAGACGCGATTTTAATAAATCAAGGTTCGATTGAACGCGGTATGTTTCAAACCACATATTTTACTGTATATCAGGCGCACGAGGAGGCGGCCGGCGTGGGAGGCGCGGCACAAAACATAAACATTGCGAATATTGAGGCGAAAGCGGGGTCGATTGTTGGGACAAAATCTGGTTTTGATTATAGTTATTTGGATGAGTATGGTTTGATTAAAGAAGGTACGCCGATGAATGACCGGCGAATTGTTATTGGTATGATGTCACCGCATGGTGAAAAAGATAATATTTATGTGGATGGCTCGATTGTTACGAAAAAAGGTCAGCTCGGCGTCGTAGATAAAACGTTTATTACGGATAATGCGGAGGGGTCGCGTATCGCAAAAGTTCGCGTTGTTGAACAGCGTATGCCCGGGCAAGGTGATAAATTCGCGGCTCGGGCCGGGCAGAAAGGAACCATTGGTCTCATTATTCCAGAGCATGATATGCCTTTTACGAAAGAAGGTATTCGGCCAGATTTGATTATAAACCCTCATGCATTTCCTACACGTCAAACAATTGGACAATTGGTTGAGATGTTGATGGGTAAAGCCACACTGATTTATGGCGGATTTGGAGATGGAACCGCGTTCATGAATACGGAGCCCAAGTTTGGAACATTTGGAGAACTTTTGACGAAACAGGGTTTTCATTCTTCCGGAAATGAGATTTTGTATAATGGCATGACAGGCGAACAAATCGAAAGTGAGATTTATATAGGACCCACATACTATATGCGATTGAAGCACATGGTGAAAGACAAGATTAATTATCGCGCGCGCGGACCGAAAACTATGTTGACGCGCCAGCCGGTGCAAGGTCGCGCGAATGACGGTGGTCTTCGTGTAGGTGAAATGGAGGCAAATAGTATTATGGGACACGGTGCAATGGAGTTTTTGAATGATGCTATGATGAACCGGAGTGACAAATATAAATTGGCGGTTTGTAATAAAACCGGAATGATTGCGGTTTATAATCCGGAACGCAATTTGTTTTTGAGCCCCGCGGCGGATGGACCACTCAAGTTTTCTGGAAATGTAGATGATTTGCGTTTGGAGACTGTGACGCGGTTCGGGCGCGATTTCAGTATAGTGGAAGTGCCATATTGTTTTAAGCTGCTGATACAAGAGTTGGCTACTATAAACGTGCAGATGAGAATTATTACGGAGGATAATATTGCGCAAATGGAGAACTTGATGTTTGGTTCTCACAGTATAGAGCGCTTGACGCAATTAAATGATCCGGGCGAAGTTATAGAAATCGCGCGAAAAATAGTGCGCGATGATGCAGATTTTGCTAGTCGCGCATTGGCGAAAATTGTTAAGGAGGCTGCGCCCGGGGCGGCGGGTGCTGCAGCTGAACCGAGAATGCGCCGCGGGCGCGGACAACGAGGTGGTGGTGAGGGTGAAGATGATGAGTCGGATATTGATGAGCCGCCGGCGGAAGAAAATAAACATGTTTCTTTTATTGGTGGAGAACTTGGTGAGGCTGTGGCAGCAGCGGATGATGCCGCGCCAATACAAGATACAGGGTTTAAGGAGGGAGATAAAGTATTTTTGGTAGGAGGCAACAGAGAACATTGGAATGTAAAAACTGTGAGAGATGACTTTTTGACACTAGTTCAGGCCGATAAATTAGAAGTGGTAGATAAAAAAGATGTTTATAAGGAGGCGCCGCCGGCGCAGGCGGGTGGTGGAGGTGGTGAGGTAGAGCAACCAGTTGCACCGCAACAACCTGTTATTCCCACAGGTGTTCCGCCGATCAATATAAAGTTTGTTGGAGGAAGCGATTTTTCGATTTCTAGAGAAGACAACGTTGTACCTGCAGCTCAAATGGGAGGTGGTGTGGACGCAGCAACCATGGCTGCGCAACAGAATATAGATTCTTTATTGCAAAATAACAATTTATTGAGAACAGCTGTTGGTGGTTCGAGTGTTAGTGCACTGGTTGCACCTGCACCTGCACCTGCACCTGCACCTGCACCTGCACCTGCACCGGCTGTTCAATTGGAAAAATCTGGAGGAGACATAAAAGTACTGAAATTGGAATAAAGGTAATATTATATATTTTATAAGATTATGGATAGTGTAAAAAAAAATAAAGTAAGATATGATTATAATTATTTGAAATCATATTGCGATGATAATAATATCGAATTATTGAAAGATTATAGTAATGAAAAAGTTACTAGAGATACTAATATTAAAGCAAAATGTAAAAGT